GAGAGCGTGCGATGCCCACGACGTGGCGCAAGCGTGCTGAGCGAACCCTGTGCAAGCGTGCAAGCTAGAGGAGAAATTGAAATGAAGCGAGTGCTGGTGACTGTGGAGTTCACACTCCGCGATGACGACAGGCTGCATGAGATGAGCGAGGAGGACCTGGCCACCGAAGTGCGCCATCTCTTTGAGCAAGAACAAGGGGGCGTTGCCATGTATGGCTTCACGGGCGTGATGGCACTGATGGCCAAGGAGATTTAGCATGACACTGGACCAAGTTATCCGCAACCTTGAGAATACCATCCTGGGCAAGCGCGGCTTGCTATTTGACAGCATCAACTTTTACACAGGCGGAGATGGGGTGGCTGAGCGAGTCACGTCAGAGTTCCTCCGAGTGAACATCAGTGAGCTGGAGCGCATCCTAACTGACCTCAAACAGGTGCAGGAGGCAACCACAGCCGGCAGTTGGGAACGCAACCCAGACCGTATGGGCGGTTGCTACACCCAAGAAGAGATTGACGCAAGCCAACGTTACCGCTAAAGTGCGCAAACAAGGAGAATATTCATGACACCTACCGATCAAGCTGCGCTGACTTATCTCGCAGAGTTCCTCAAGCGCAATCCGCAAATCCTGAAAACAGCTTACGGTAAGCATGCTGAGGGCAATGAAATGCAGGAGTTTCAAAGCTATTGTGAAAATTCCAGCAACTGGCAAATGTTGGGGCCGCGCCCGCCTAACGAGGATGACTATTTCAAGGGCACCAGTATTGGAGTGTATCTTGAGGGTTCCACCCCAAATGAATACGTTGAACCAACCAACACTGTGCCAGCCGTCAAGGTCTCACAGATGCGCTATTTTGCGGTGCTGGATGAGATGAGTGACTGTGGCTTCAACCTACTGGAAATGAAAGACGGTAGTTTCCGAGTGGGCCAGCTTGCTGACAATTGGCCGGAATAAGAAAGGAAATCAAGATGGGTAACATTCTCGTCGTAACTCTCATGCTCACAGGAGATCCTTCTTTTGAGCCCAGGCGCCTGGACACTGTGAGCAAAGGCTGCGAGTTCGAACGGGCCACTGTGGCTGGCATGAACCGTGCCGAAGCTGAGGCTGGAACCAACCGCCGCTATATGCCCTACTGCGTGGGGAAGATGTAAGATGCCTACTCTATGGATGTTGGTAGGTGTGCCTGGCAGCGGGAAGTCCACATGGCTTGACCAGCAGGGCTTTGGTCGAGACACTGCTATCATCAGCACCGATCAGCACATTGATGCTGAGGCAGCTCGTCAAGGCCGAACATACAGCGAGGTGTTCAAGGGCTTTGTGAAGCGTGCTAGCTCCATCATGAACGCTGATTTGGCCATGGCCATCAAGGATGGAAACGACATTTGTTGGGATCAAACCAATGTGACCAGCAAAAGCCGTGCAGCTAAGCTGGCCTCTGTGCCCAACACCTACCGGAAGGTGGCAGTGTTCTTTCCCACTCCTGAGCCCAAGGAGCTGGAACGCAGGCTCGCCAGCCGGCCAGGCAAGCATATTCCCTGGAACATCCTCCAGGGCATGGCCAGTCACTTGGAGATACCCACTGAGGACGAAGGCTTTGATGAGGTTGTGGTTGTGTCATAGCGCACTGAGCCGGGGAAAATTGCCCTGATAACTCCCAGGGCGGGCTCCGTATTGGGACCTTGGAAACAGGGTTAAGGAGGGGTTAATTTGCCCGTTTAGCAGGAACCTCCGGCCATAAAACTATTGACACAACTACACACTACAAATACACTACTGATGCTATCAATCCACTGAAAGGATATAAACATGGCTTTCTTCACTTCATTCTTCAAAAGCAAGATGGACTCACTGCACGATGGGGCAATCAAGCTGATGGCCCAATGGGACCCTGAGGCAGTTTCTTCAGCCCAGCTACGGGAGTGGGACACTCAGGCCCAGGAGATGGCTACGGCTGCTGCACGAGCTGAAACTGACAGCAAGCAGGCTGCTGAGCGACTAGCCAACATCCAAAGTAACCTAGCTCGCTACACGGCTGCTGCTGAAAAGCTGCTGACCGCTGGTAACGAAACTGCTGCCAACAAGGCTGCTGATGAAGCACTCTCGTATCAAGCTCAGCTGAAGGATGCTGAGGAAGAGGCTGCTGATGCCTCTGAGTGGGCTACTGAAACTCGCCAAGCTGCACAAAATGCCCAGCGACTGGTCCTCGAAGGCCGGCAGAAGCTGGACCGTGCTCGCCGAGACCAAGAGCGTGCGGAACAGGAGGCCAAGGTCTCTGAGGCACGCCGAGCAGAACGGGAACGTATGGCTGGCATCAGCAAAGGGCTGTCGGGTACAGACGCAGCACTGGATGCTATGGCAGCAAATGTTCGTGAGTCTCGCGAGCGCGCTGCTGCTAACCGTATTCGGAGTGATGCACTGGGCAAGGCCTCAGACAACGACTCTGCTGTAGCTGCTGCTCTTGCAGAAGTTGACGGCAAAGGCAAAAGCAACAGCCTGCACGAAAAGCTGGCTGCACTTCGCAGTAAGGTGTGACAAAAAATGGGGAGGAGCAATCCTCCCCATTTTTTTAAAAGAATGGGTCAGTTATTACTAGATTGCCGTCTCGGGTCATAAAATTTGCATTGTGTAAATCCCAGGATGTTAATCCATAGTGAGTGGCATACGAAATCAAATTTTGGGATACTTGTTTCCAACTGGGATCTGGGGGACCAATCCTTTGCCAAATGTCCCAAAGATCTCCCATTATGTCAGATATTGACTCTATATCAATTCCCTCTGCATAGATAAAATCTGCAACTGCATCAAAAACATGGTCCACTAGGGCACGAACATTATATTTTTTGGCCAAGAGGTGCAAATATAGCAGCTCAGGCATATAATTTTGTGTTAATCTATTCAAACTAACAGGTAATAGTTTTTCCATTCGCACATACACATAAGGTGTCCCAGGAATAGGGCGTATATATCTACTGAATTTGGGAACATGAGTATTGTGTTGGTTGTGCCTACAATACTCAACAAAGTGCTCATACCGGCTGCCTTTGACCCAGATGCGCAGTACATAAGACTCTTTGGGGTGTTCAGCAACAAACGCTTCTTTGCCTGTGCCCAATAATTGCCATCCATTTTTGTGCAATATTTCGCTAAGGCTTTTGGTTTTTAAGTCTTTTGTAATCTCTAGCTCGTGTAAGTTATGCACGGTGACTAGGTAACTTCAGGGGGTCAGAGATTACAAGAATATTGCCTCGTAGCATGAAGTTGCCATAATGCATATCCAGCTCACTAGGCCACTTTTTACTTTTTTGGTGTAAGGTCAACAATAAGTCTATTGCCTGTTTCCAAGAGCTGTCTGGTTTTCCAATTTTTTCCCATAGTTCGTTTTGAATTTGTTTGTCAAAAATACTGCCTCTTGAAAGTTCTCGGAGGTAAACCCCTACTGTTGGGGCAAAGTCTAATTCAAACTGATATCCCAGCAGTGTTGTTTGAATATACAAATATGCTAATTCTGGTAGATAATCTTTCATCAATTGATTTTCCGTAATGGATTTTAATATTTCCATTCTCACATAATTCATTTCAGTTCCTGGAATAGGTCTTACGTAGCGGCTGAATTTGGGAAAATGTGGATTTTCTTGATGTGACTTAACTAAATTGACCCAATCCACATAGGGCGTGTCCTTACTGAAAATTCTAAGCACATAGGGTTTTTCAGGATGACCTACCACTACAGCCTCATTACCCCACCCAACAAGCGTCCAGCCATGTTTGTTCACAACTTCTTGCCAGTGAACAGGTCCGCGCTTTTTCAATTGTTTGGTTATTTCCAATTCACTAAGTTGCATAAGAGTATTTACACTACCACAACTTGGCTGAAGTCAGATGCTAAATTACAATCTAGACTTGAAACTGAGATGGAAACATGAGCAAAGTTGCAAAGATAATTATTCAAGACGAGGTAAACATTCAAATCACAGGGATCGACCTACCTGTCAAGAGAGCATTGGTTAATTCTGTCAAATACTTCTTGCCATCAGCTCGGTATAGTCCCGCTTTCAAAATGGGACGATGGGACGGCTGCACCAGCTTTTGTACTCTTGGAGGCAAAACCTATCTCAACATTCTGGATCGACTATTACCTGTTTTACAAGAACATGGTTATGAGTTTGAGATTGACGATCAACGTGCATTTCACAACATCAGCTTTCCATCAATTGATGAGAATTTTCTAAGTCCTTTGACTTGGCCTGCAGGGCATCGATTTGCTGGTCAACCAATTCAATTGCGAGACTATCAAGTAGACGCCATCAATCTCTGTCTCCAAAACCCACAAGGGGTCAATGTACTACCCACTTCAGCTGGCAAAACTATTGTAACAGCCACACTTTCAAAAATTGTTGAAGAGCGTGGACGAACTATCGTTATTGTTCCTAACAAGAATCTTGTGCAACAGACAGAAGAAGATTATCGAAATATTGGTCTTGATGTAGGGGTATTGTTTGGTGATCGAAAAGAGTACACCTGCAAACACACTATCTGCACATGGCAGAGCTTGAATGTTCTAGACAAAAAGAACAAAGACTCTCTTGATGGAGATCAGTTAGAGACATTTTTGAAAGATTTGGTGTGTGTGATTTGTGATGAGTGCCATGGAGTAAAAGATTTAAATGTGTTACATCAATTACTCACAAGCGTGTTCAAAAACATTCCCATTCGTTGGGGACTGACTGGCACCGTTCCTGAGGAAGAATACAAACAAGTGGGTTTGTTTACTGCTATTGGGCCGCAAATTGGAAGCCTTACTGCCAAAGAACTGCAAGACAAAGGAGTGCTGGCACAGTGTGATGTAACATGCTTACAAACACAAGAAACATTCCAATATGGAAACTACCAGGAAGAGTTGAAGTTTTTGGTCACAAATGATCAGAGGCTGCAATGGATGGCACAAACTATCGAGACAATAGCTGAGTCAGGAAACACACTTGTTCTTGTTGACCGTATTGAAACTGGACAAAAACTCTATAATCAACTAAGTGGAGCAGTATTCATCTCAGGAGAAATGAGTGCCAAAGATCGTAGAGAGCATTACAAAGAGATCAATTTCAGCGATAATAAAATAATGGTAGCCACATATGGCACCACGTCAACAGGTATTTCAATCAACAGAATCTTCAATCTAGTATTGGTTGAAGCAGGCAAAAGTTTTGTAAGAACTATTCAAAGCATTGGGCGTGGATTACGAATGGCAGATGACAAGAGCAGTGTTCAAATTTATGACATCAGCAGCAAGATGAAGTTCAGTAACAGCCATCTTAACAAACGCAAACAGTTTTACAAAACAAGTGAATACCCTTTTGAGGTGAAAAAAATCCGTTACTAGTGTGATTTCAATTTAAATAAGTGATCATCACATTAGGAAACTCCTTTGCGCATTTTGACCACAGAAAATACAGCGTATGACTTGAATCAACTTCCTGAAAAAGTGGATGATTTGCGCTATTGCGTTCTTGACTACAGTGATAGCCACAACATTGACTACTATTGGTACCCATTGATCTTCTTAGATATTTTCCATAGCCCTTGTGCAGATATCAAAATTGGACCTTACAACATACAAATGCCCTTGGATTGGAGCATTGTTGTGGGAGACAAACACGCTGGTGATTTGGAAATCATGAAGCTAGTGGACCTAAACGACAAGGATTTTGATGCCTTTTGTATCAATCCCATAAAAGGCTATATGCCTGATTTCTGTAACATTGAAATTCTCAATGTGTTCAGTGATGTCAAGTGGTATTTTCCCAGATTGAAGAATGGACACATACTGGCCTTTCCATTGACCCAAGGCAGTAATCCCTTATGTGTGTTTTTTGTGAAAGAGCTGGGCAAGCTGCCCGATCAACTGGATATTCGCCAATTGGTCTAGCTTGACGTATTTTCTCTCGTGTGTATAATGGCTGAACACACGAGAGAGGTTGCTGTGAAGATTTTCAACGTTCGGGCTGGCTTTGCTACCAACAGCAGTAGTAGTCACAGCATTGTGATGATTCCGGCCGGAATGCGGGTTGGCACAGATGAGCACAACCGCTTTGAATATGGTTGGGAACAGTTCACCCTGGCTGATCAAGAAAGCAAGTCGGCGTATTTTGCCACCCAGCTATACCATGCTCTGGATAGGGAAAATGTGTCAGGGGAAACCGCTGTTCAGTTGATGAACAGCTGGCTTGGCACAAACTACACAGCAGACACTTTTTGCAGCTATGGTGTGGACCATCAAAGCATTTGGGGAATTTTCTCAAGCTCAGATCCTGTTGATGGTGGATTTGTCAAGAGCCTCTACCAGTATGTGATGCGCGATGATGTTGTTATCCTCGGCGGGAACGACAACAGCGATGGGCAAACACCCCCAGACGGCAGCTTTGAGAACGACATCACTGCGGCTATCCAACACTCGGGCGAAAAGCGCATTCGCCAGGATGGGGATTATTGGACCTTGTTCAGCCCCAGCAGTGGGCACAAGGTGCGGCTCAGCATGCAAGATGACGCTCTTCCTTACGTCAAGAGCACTTATCCTGAGCTCGTCGACGTTAAGCTGACCGACCACTGCCTTTACAAATGTAATTGGTGTTATCAGGGCAGCACCCCAGAAGGCAAGCATGCACAACTGAAGGAAGTTCTCAATTTGGTTGATACGTTTAGTCGGATGGGAGTGTTTGAAATTGCTTATGGTGGCGGGGAGACAACTGACCACCCCAATTTCGCAGAGATCATTCAGTACACCGCAAGTAAGAACATTGTACCAAACTTCACTACTTTTGGTGTTAAGTGGAGTTTGGATCGGGAGAAGGCATTGGCTGTAGTGAACCATGCTGGTGCTATTGGTGTGAGTGTTCACAATGCCAAAGACTTGAACAAAATCTCCAAGATTAGGAGTAACCTAGACAATCACATGAAGAGTCAGGGCGAGAAGTGGTGGAAACTGCCCTCCATTATGGCTCAGCATGTGGTTGGCAGTGTGGACCTTGCTGAAACAGCAGAACTCCTGGAACGTTGCTGGCAGGAAGGTGTGAACGTTCTTCTACTCGGCTACAAAAATGTGGGATTTGGTGAAAACTTCGCCCCCCACGATCTCACTGGGTTGGACTTGGTTCTGCGACTTCGGCAGGAAAAAGGCCAGGCCCACTACAACGCCAGATTCAGTATGCTGGGAGTGGATACGGCTTTTGTGCAACAGTTTGACCCAATCCTGCAGGAACTGGAGATTCCCAGCGTGTTGAAAACTGCCGAAGAGGGTAAATTTTCAATGTATGTGGATGCAGTCACTATGCGGCAGGGGCCCAGCAGCTATATGCCAGATCAGATGGTTGATGTGGACACAAGTCAACTGCGTGACAGCATCGCCCAAGCCTATATTACCTGGTAGTCAAAAAGAAACCCTCTCAAGTTCGCTCGGGCTTGCTTGAGAGGGTTTCCAGAGTCCACTGCTTTACCAAGGCAGCGAAACTGTCTTAGGTATTGTTGATTTGCACAACAAGGTTGTCAGCAGCCTCAAGGCCCCAAGGAGCTAGCTCACCGGTTTGCCAAACATAGCTGCCAACCATAGCTTTTTGGGTCAACACAGCAAGATGGGCTGTAAGCTTTGTCACATAGTATGTGCTGCCATTTGCGTCAGTTGCCAGAAGGTACGCGCCGCCAAACACAGGTGTATCAGTAGTACCCAACGTGCAGAGAGTTTGCCCTTCTGTAGTTTCCATGATGTAGTTGTTGTCACCAGTTTGTTTGATGATATCGGCTGGCAAAACTGTGCCACCGTCAATGGTAACAGCATAAGGAGTGATAGCTGGCTCAGTTGTGCTGGTGAGCACTGCTGCGCCAGTTGCTGTAGCAGTACCGGCGCTGAAAGTAGGTAGAGCATCAGCTACACTAATGTAACCTGAACCAGCTGTTGTCACAGTAACAGAAAGAACCCGCCATGTGATGTTGACACGAGCATTGTTACCAGTGCCGCCGTCTAGGCTGAGGTTTGTGATATTGCTGCCACCTGCAACCTTTGCAGGCAGTGCTGTATATGATCCGCGAACGGCCAAAACTTCAAAAGCTGTGATAGCTCCTGTGCCACCGTCAACTGTGTCAACAACTATCTCGGCCTGCACAGTGTATGTGCCAGCAGTGGTATCACCTACCACAGCGCCGCCGCCTATCACTAGCACGTCACCTGCTGTGTAAGATCCACCAGCATTGTTGATGGCAACAGTGCGCAGTTCCATCACCACACTACCCACAGCTGAAATGCCGCCTGGTAATAATGGCGGGCTGAAGCCCACTGTTGGCAAACTAGTATAATTACCTTGTCCGGTTATGGTTACAGAGGCAACACCTTCGCCTCCAATTCCCGAGGCAGCCAAGCTGCCAAAATATTTTTTGTTAAGTGGTCGTCCCATTGCTTTTGGTCTCCTACGTGGCGTTCTAGGCCATACGGGGCGGGTAACCCCATAAAACTGCACCAATTGCAGTTACTGATATTTATATGGATGCCTTGAATGAACCAAGATTACAGCCTACAATTACACTAGATAAGGAAATATTATGGCAAAAGCAGCAACAGCAAAAAGAAGCTTCAAACTGGACCTTATGGTACTGCTGGAGGCTATTGACAAAAAGGATCGCGGATTTTATGCAAATTTAACTGAAGAAGAGCGCAAGGGCTTTGTACCGAAAGTTGTAGTTCGCTGGCTTTCTGCCGTCCCAGACTCAAATCCCTACAAAGAATATTTTGTACTGGCAGCTAATGATCTTGTGAACAATGGCTTATGGAATTTAGGCAAACATCCAGAACTGCAATACTTGCTGATGTGTGTTGCTGGTGTGGGGAAAAAACAGTACCATCAGTGGATCAGCACCAAGTCTACAGCTTCCAAGACACCCAAGACAGAGGCTTTGCTGACTCAATTGTATGGTGATGTAAATGAAGCAGAGATGATGATTTTGAAAACCAATCACAGTGATGAAGAGTTGATGGAAATTGCCAAATACAGTGGAATGGATGACCGTGGTATCAAAGAGCTCAAAGACGAACTCAAAAAAGCTGCCAAAGGCGATTGATTTAAATCGGCCCCACTTCTGCACTTGGTGTCAAAAAGCATTTGCCAAAGAAGCAACCTTGGTTTCCCACAGTTGCGAACCAAGGCGCAGGAGTGAAGCCCAATACAATCCAGATGTCAAGCTGGGGTATGCATCATATCTATTGTTTAATGAAGGCACAGCACCGAAAAATACAACACTCAAGAGCAAAAGTTATCAAGAGTTTTGTGTTAGTAGGCATTACACTGAGTTTGTGCGCTTTGGCAATTGGTTGATTGAGCAGCAAGTTCAGGAGATTGAAACATATGTGCGGTGGTTATTGAAACAAAAAGCTGATTTCAAAAAATGGAGTGATGTGCTGTTATACAACAGCTTTTTGAGTGAGCTGTTGCATGATGAAACCCCTGAAATGGGATTGCAGAGAAGCTTGCGCACAGTTCAAAAATGGACTGAAGAGCAAGACTTGCCTATGCAAGACTTTTGGATAAAGGTAAATCCAAACTTAGCTACTCGATGGATATCACAAGGCAAAATCAGCCCTTGGATGCTATATAATTGTAACAGCGCAGTGGAATTTTTTGAAAGATGTAATCCTGAGCAACTGTATTTGATACAAACGGTTGCGCCAGTGAAAAAATGGAAGGTAAGACTGCTCCGTTATAAACAACAGGCTGATTTAATCAAAAGTGTGTTGACAGAAGCTGGAATGTAGGAAAAATGCATGAGTGATCGTTTGAATCTAGATATGTATGGAAACGAGGAAATGGAACCTGCTGCGCAGCCCACCTTGATCAGCAAGAGCAAGGTAAGCTTAACAAGCCTTGGCAAATTACAAAGTTTGGAAGTTGATGGCAAAAAGGTTGTGATGGTTGATCCTCAATGGATTGAAGATCTTGAACGAAAAATTATTCAAACATCACAAACCTGTATTGATTTACATAATCGTCTTATCAGAGCTAACAATAGTCTAACAAAGCTGACACAAAAAGTAGACACGTTGTCAAAACAAATGGATAGGATAACAGGTGGAACCTAAAGTATTGGCATTCCTTGGCGATATTGACATTGACACTGGAGATAGGAAAAAACTGCTCAATGTAGTTCCACATATTCCCGCCAGTATTGTCAAGAACAACAAGCATTCCTTGCACAACAGCGGTGTATATTTCCACAACGTCCCCCAACATCCATTTTTGGAATGTTGCAGCATATCTTATGATGTTGCTGAAGAAAGAAACTGTTACAAAATTGATATACTTAACAACAGCATCTATGCTGGGGTACAAAGTGAGGCACATCTATCACAGTTGATGAGCACTGCTCCAATGTGGGAACTTCTAGAACATGAAGAAGTTGTTAAGCAGCTTGCCCATATCAATAACCATTTTGATTTAGTACGCCGCTTGAAGCCCAAGAGCACTGTGCAATTGGCTATGATTTTGGCTTTGATCCGGCCTGGCAAAAGGCATTTGGTTGGGAAATGTCAAAATCAAGGTTGGCACAGCCTTGATCCTGAAATTTGGACTCCTGACCCTAACCAAAACTACAGCTTCAAAAAATCACATGCAATCAGTCTCGCTGTGGCTATCCAAGTGCAGCTCAACCTTCTGGTTGAATTAATTGCAAATGGCAGTTATAGTGTACAGGTATAAGGAGCAACATGTATGAGCAAATCACTAGACTGGCAACACTCTGCCAATATGTTTGGACACACTTACCATCTTACAGTGGGTGAGACCAAGGTATTGGTGCGCGAAAACCTGGAAAATGATTGGCTGTCTCGTCAAAAGAACATCAAAAAACACTTTTGGTTCCGGGCACCCAAGATTTCCCTAGCTGATCTTGGAACCACACTAAGCTTTCTCAGTGAACTGGAAAACAACTACCTCCTGGAAGTTTTTGGCGAAAGTGAAGACAAACTCAGCGCCAGCCTAAAACTCAGTGACGAAACTGATGCTGCTACAGTGGCCTGGACTCTCACTAGCACTTGGATGAAGTGGAGCAAAGGAGACGAAAAGGATCTCAAGTCTCGCCGCCCTGCACAAGTGAAGGTAGGCAAAGATGGCAGTGTGAAGGTGAAGGTGCAGGTGACCTCACTTGGGGACTAAGTCCACTCTAGATGCTATTGAAAGAGCATTGACCTATATGACCTTGTTTGAGGTTTGGGACAGCCAAACACAGGAAACTGTGAAAACCTGGCTCAACCTCCAGGGCATAGACTGCTTGTTGCCTGAATTTACTGCCCCTGATCAGAGTGTCACAATAGCCATCAAACTAGATGGCTTTGTGCACTTTTTGATGATCGGTGGCTAGCTTGTGCTCTTAACAAGCTGAACTGTGCGCTTTTTGCCACGCTTGTTAATAAGTGTGTCCAAGCTGGGTAAGGGGCCGCTTAACACAGTTACTTCTTTTCTCACAAAGGTCTTCAAACACCCTTTGAAGGGTCGGAACCGTTCCCGCAAGAACACATTGATGGGAATTTGGCGATTGCTACCCCACCAATAGAGCTCTCCACATTGGATAATCTCTTTTTTCTGTTGGATGCTCATGGTCTGGTCAATCACATACATGTGCAGCATCGTGTTGTCAGCATTTTGAACAATGCCAGTGTAATCTTTGTTGAGATAGCGGATTTCTGTTAAAAATGGCCATCTCTGTTGCGGTGTGTTTTCCATCAAGCCCTATTTAAGACACTCTTAAATAGGTGTAAATCTTTTGTTGATGATGTTATCCCAATGAGCTTGATATATCTCTACAGTTACAGACTGCCAGTTCAATTGAGCATGACTGATCATCGCGCCCCAAATTACAATAGGCCCATGATAAATTACAACACAAAAATATACAAAAACAACTACAACATTATTGATTTTGTTGTACGTAACAATGACCGCAGGCCTGTCAAATTAGTGGATTGCCAACTCAGTATCGTAATTGAGCATGCAGCTACACAGACAATAGTCCTGGAAAAATCTTGTACTGTAACAGATGAACTCAAAGGTAGAGCACAAGTTGTGCTAAGCAGCAACGATACATCCAATTGGAGTTTAGGCGGATATCGCTACCAAGTGAAAATCACCCGCCCTTATCAAAATCAAGAGATGCTTTACACAGATATCAACAATTCCACAATTGGTGATTTTGATTTGTATGATAGTGTGGGCGGCACATTTATTCCCAGTGTTACACTCAAGGGTTCTGAACTCACGCCCATAACAGTAGACTGGGATGAAATGAAAGAATGGTTGGTTAGTGGGGCTATTAGGGCAGAAAACAGTGTAGGTAACAACACTGGGCTATTTTCAGTTGCCTTCTATCAAACCAATTGGCAAGGGTACTTTAAAATACAAGCCAGTTTGGAAAACCTAGCACCAGTTGAGCGGAGTTGGTTTTATGTGGATCTCAGTCCAGGAGTAACTGAAGACTATTATGACAGCACAACTACCTCATTACGGAGTTATACTTTCGCTATCAATTGTCGTTGGATCAGATTTGTGTGTATTCCAGATCCAATCAATCGAGGAACAATAGATAAAATACTCTACAAAATAAGCTGAAAGCTGACTATAATAGTGTATGAGCTTGATACACGAACTAATTATGCAGCATCTTCCAGTTCAGCGGAGAGTTACACCCAAAGGATGGGTCATACACAATGCAGTCTGTTGCAGCCATCGAGGCCACAAAGCTGATACTCGCATGCGCGGAAATCTTCGACTTTCAGAAGATGGTCAACTGGGCATCCATTGTTTCAATTGTGGGTTCAAAACAAGATTTGATGGCACTAGGTTAAGCAGCAGTTTTGAACAGTATCTTGACTGGTTGGGCGTGCCGCGAAGCAGCGTTCAATCTTTGAAGATGGAAATATTACAAAAAGAACTGGATGGACGGATCTCGTTACCAGAATCTGTTAAGATCAGTTTCCAAAAATTCCCCACTGTTGAAATGCCTGAGGGCGCAAGGCCCATAGAGAGCCTTCTTTCCGAGTCTGAGTTTGACCCTGATTTTTTGAAGGTTGTTGAGTATATTGAAAGTCGTGGGCAAGACATAGCAGCTGGTTACGATTATTATTGGAGTCCCAACAAAAAACATCAATTGAACAATCGTGTGTTAATACCCTTTTACTCACATAACCAAATTGTGGGGTGGACTGCAAGATATGCAGGCTCGCCACCGCCTGGAACTTCTCGCTACTTCAACAGCAGCATACCAGATGGATATTTGTTCAATAATGATGTGCTGGATATTCCTGGACGCAAGTTTGCCATATTGGTTGAGGGTGGATTTGATGCTATTTCCACACAGGGCGTTGCAGCATTGGGCAGCACTCTTAGTGAACAGCAAATATACCAATTGGTAGCCAGGGATCAAGAGATCATAGTGTTGCCTGACCGGCAGCGTAAGAATCAAGAATTGATTGACACAGCATTGATGTTTGGCTGGAGTGTGAGTTTCCCAGAGTGGGAAGATGATGTAAAAGATGCTGCTGAGGCTTGCAGGAGGTATGGTCAACTCTATACCATTACAAGTGTGATTCAAAGTCGCACAAAAAACGATGTTGAGATCGGCATCAAACGACAAATGTTTAGGGGATAACCTTGGCTGAAGCAAAAGATTACAACGAAGACGTGCAAAAAATGCTGGTAAGCGTTCTGTTGAGTGATGAAGAGATTTATGCACGCTGCCAAAACATATTGCAGCCCAAATACTTTGTGAACAAGCTGAGACCTGTGATGCGTTTTGTTATTGATTTCGCAAATCAATACAGGGCATTGCCTAAGCCAGCACAATTGAGTGCGCAATTTGGTATTGATTTTGAAAAAATTGACAACATCAATCCCCAACTGCAACAAGCTTTTCTGGATCAAATTGAAGAGTTTTGTAAAAACCGAGCCATTGCAGATGCTGTGCTGAGTGCACCAGAGTTGATTCAAAAAGGCAACTATGCTGAGGTGGAAAAGCGAGTCAAAGAAGCTATCTTAGTTGGGCTTACTAGTGACATTGGCACCAACTACTTTCTCAATCCCCGAGAGCGGTTGATGCGAATCAAAAACTCAAATGGTCAGGTCAGCACTGGTTGGAAAACTGTGGACCAAAAGCTGTATGGCGGTGTGAACAGAAAAGAAATCACCATTTGGTGTGCAGGTTCAGGTGGTGGCAAAAGTCTCACACTTCAAAACATGGCAGTGAACATGGTTAAGGCTGGACTGAATGTTATCTACATCAGTCTAGAGCTGAGTGAAGAAATGATCTCCATGCGCTTGGACTCAATGGTGGCGCATATTCCCACAACAGAAATTTTCAAGAGAATTGATGAGGTGGAGATCAAAGTTGCACAGGCAGGCAAACGTGCAGGCACATTGTATGTGAAACAGATGCCTCAAGGCACAACTACTAACGACCTGAGAGCGTTTTTGAAAAACTATGAGATTGAGACAGGGCAAAAATGCGATGCACTCATGGTAGATTATCTTGATCTCATGTTTCCTAACAACAAGAGAATTGACGTTAGTAACCTTTTCATCAAGGACAAGTTTGTAACTGAGGAGCTTCGCGGACTGGCAGTAGAGCGCAACATCATCATGCAAACTGCGAGCCAACTTGGAAGGTGTCTGACTCTGGATACTATAGTAGTTCGAAATGGCCAAAAAGTAACAATTGATCAATTGAAAGTAGGAGACTACATTGAAAATGAATCTGGCCCAGTAAGAGTAACAGAAGTACTACCAGTGGTGAAACAAGCAGTGTTTGAAATTACTACCAAAAGTGGCAAGACTATCAAGGTGAGTAGCAAGCATATGTTTCCCACTGAGGGCGGATTGAAAAATCTTGAATCTGGATTGAAAATTGGTGATAGGTTGCGTTGCCGTTCGCATAAATAATGCTAACGGCAACACGAGGACCATATGAAGAATATCTGCAACTCTAAAAGAATAAGGAATTTATGTTTGACTGCGGACAAACAGGCATTGCTCAATTCAGTCGAGTATGATGGCCGCACAAAACGGATGTTGATTACACTTATTGAGATTTACCAAAAATATACTCTTGATTTTTGGCACTTGCACCAAAACTGGGACGAGATTACTAAGCTTGGGCATGATAGCTCTTCAAAGAAGTCATTTATTACTCGATATGGTGAGAAAAAAGGTTTAGAGCTGTGGGAAGAAAAGACAGCAGCGTCTACACAGACCAAAGAGGATTATGTACAAAAATATGGCCAAGAAGAAGCTACTCGCAAATTATCTGCTAGAGGAGCATCTCTGGAGAATTATGTGAACCGGTATGGCGAGGATATTGGTAATCAAAAATGGGCAGAATATTGTGTTAAGAGATCAAATACTTACAAATCTCGCAAAGCAATCGGGCATTGCTACCCGTCAACTGGACTAGATCATTATATTGCCTTGTATGGTGCAGAAGAAGGGACAGCACGATACAATACTAAAATTTCTGATTCAAGTCACAAAAATAGTTTGGCAGGGTTTATAGAGAAGTATGGACCAGAAATGGGCCCTATCATCTGCAAGGAAACTAAAACAACACGTAATTTAGCTAAATTTACCAGTTTATATGGTCTTGAACAAGGGTTAGAAAAATATAAAGAACTCAATGCCAGAATAGGTTATATTGCAACGCTACAGGGACATATTGATAGATACGGCATAGAGACTGGTACAAAAATATATAGTGATGTCTGCCAAAGAAAAGGTTATGCAAATACGCTTGCCTATTATTTGGAGAAATACGGACCTGAAGGCAAAACTATGTTTCAAGACAGATATGAAAAAACTATGTCTGCAATAAACAGTAGTAAAAGGTTCAGCAAATGGTCGTTTGAGATATGTTGTGAGCTCTCTAAAACTATAAATGATTTGTATTATTTTGGGGAAAATGAAATAAGGATTTCATGCAGGGAGTTTGAAGGTTTGAATATCTATGTCAAGCCAGATCTCTTCTATAACGGTCGAATAATTGAGTTCAATGGAGATAGCTGGCATGCCAATCCAACTGTCTATAAATCAGATGATAGGCCAAACCCGTTGAATAAGGACCTTACTGCACAAGAAATATGGGAAAAAGATGCTGCCAAGCTTAAATTATATGAATCAAGAGGCTATAATACATTGACTATTTGGCAGAGTGACTACAAAAAGAATACAAAAGAGGTTATGGAACAATGTCTGAAATTTTTGACGAGTTAAGTGAAGATATTGATTGGGACGAGATCGTAGACATCAAGTACTTAGGAATTCAAGACACTATTGATATCAATGTTGACAATGACAGATTGTTTTGGGCCAATGACATCTTAACTCATAACAGCTCAGTCAATGAAATGGAACATGATCACAGTCACATTGCAGGCGGTATCAGCAAGATTCAAACAGCAGATAATGTGGTATCAATCTTGGCTACACCAGCAATGAGAGAACGTGGACAGTATCAATACCAGTTTTTGAAAACAAGAAGCAGCAGTGGTGTGGGCAGCAAGATCATTATGGGATATGATGTTGAAACACTGCGCATCTATGACTTGGAAGAGAATGAAAGCCAAGTGCCAGTGAAAACCGCAGCAGATATGATGGCAGACTTGCGTAGGAAAAACACTGGGGCAACAGGTGCTGCACCTATTCCCCCTGCAAATACTGACACCATGTCTGCTCCAGCAAACAATCTTGCTAAGCTCAAAGAGCTTACATCCTTGATCAGGCGATAGTTACTCTGGATTTTTGGCGCTGATCCGGCGCAACAAGCTCATGGCTTTGGTTGTATCATTGGGATCAGCCAGCACCAATTTCATGAATGCAATGCTAAGTTCTGCCATCTCTTGACGTGTGAGCTGATGTTCTCTGCCCTGACGTAATTTATTCCAGGCACGGGTGAATAAGTTTATGTCCTGCATACCAAGAATGTCAGCCAATTGCTTGGGCATAACGCTCCCTTGCGTTGGCTCTATAGGCACCGTTTCCTTACTACCAGGAACCATTGCAGCGCCCGGTGAACTATCCAGTTCATGTAATCTTTTAGCCAAGCTTCTCATTTGTTCTGTTAAAATTTGTGTCATAATGTGAGCCCAAAAACAGTGTCAAAAATATTTATGGAGGGAGCATAAATATTCAAAAATTGGGTTGACAGGCTTTGAACAAACAGAAATCTATTATTGAGGAATTGGATTCGCTCGTTCCAGTTAAAAACAAACACTCAGTTATTGAAAGTAGAGCTGCTCATGTAATCAGCAGTGCTATTCACCTTATTGAGCAACTCCATGCCAGCTATGACGCAGAAGTAGCTGAAGATTTAACCAAACGGTTAGTAAAGAGCATCTTATGTAAAGAATCAACCAAATTTATGCGTAAGCTTAACACTGTTAAAAAAGGAAAAGGTCATGAGTAATGCCGAGGATATGAGAAAGCTCATAAACAGTGTAGCAAAGCCACAGCTTGATGAGGCTTTTGGTGCCCCTATGGGACTTGGGCGTGAAATAGCATTATGGGCAAAGAGTTTTAGTAACCCAGCCGCAGCAGCCCAACTCACAGCCGGTAATTACGCCAACCAATTGAATTTAGCATGGCGACAAGCAGGGTTGGAAAATGTTTCAGCAGCAGATTTCATGAAATGGTATCAACAAGTTCGTTTTGGCGGGAAAGAAAGCACTACCAAAATTGGTGATCAGTATGTGAATCAAGTTGTTGCCCAAGTAACCAATAACGATTTGAGCAAAATCTTGAATGATGATGATCTCAAGAAAATCTTCTTGGGTTTGGGACAAATACAGCAAAAAGCTGCAAACAAGCTGCACACTAATTTGTTGGCCAAAGGCACACAGCAACAAGAAGCTGAGGCATTACAAATAATGCAAAGCTTGAGAATTACATTACCTAGACTAAGTCAGTTCTCCTTAGCAAAATTGGGCCAGACAATTGCCGCTGTGCCGCTTGGAGGCTCTAGCGCAGCAAAGCAAATACCTATCCAGACAGTTAACGCGGGTATGATTGCGTTTGCTCGAGATTATGCTAGGATCAGACCCGCGCCAGTTCATCCTCTACCACAACCCTTCCGAGTCACAAATACCCGGAATCTCACGGTTTTGGAAAAACAAGCCCTTATAGGGAAACTGGCTGATTTGGTGTTGGAAATAGTTATTGCTAATGATACAAACCTCGCAAGAGGCGGTCGCAAACAGCCACCCCCACCTCCTCCGCCGCTGCCCACTAATCCTGTAAAAGACCTTACTGACCTGATAACAGACTTGCGCACGCAAGGATTTTCAGATGATATGATACGATTTATTATAGCAAACTTACGTGGAGGGGCGCCAACACCATGAAAAATCATGTTTCTGATGCAGAGCTAATGCGTCAACTTTTAAACAGCATCGCAAATCCCAAGGCAACACGCTTATATGAAAGTGTTGCATTGCAGGAAGAGCAAGTGATCTTGGAAACTGAGCGACAGGTTCAAGAGAAATTGATTCCTGCTTTTCATGCAGTATTTGAGAGCTACAAAGGGCGGGTGCAAGAAGCTGACGCACAAGGCTACACTGACGAAGAACTCTTGGCGTTGGCTAAGAAATATCCCAACATACAGGACTTAATTGCTGCACACGCAAACCTACGCGATGAACCAGCAACACAAGACTTAGACAAAGATAGTGCCTTGCGGACACTCAAAGGTGCCGCTGCAACAATCTTGAAAAAAACCCAAAGCAGTGATCCTTTAGTGTCTAATCCTGAAGTGTGGGTAGCTAATCGGGAAGATAAACTTCAGCAATCCTTGAGCAAGGCTGATCCCAAAGGCAAATACAAAAAACTGGGTGCAATATTCCAAAAATTGAGCAAAATTGTTAAAAACCATCCAAAAACAGCTAATGCAGTTGTGGGGCTGATGGGTGTGTCAATTCCTATTTTGGCATCAGGATATTGGTGGGCGGCTCCAGCAGCTCTTATTTTAACAAAGACCGTTACGGATATGCTGAACGGCGCCAGCTTTAAATCAGCTGTTGCAAAAAACATTACATTTACTGCTATAGGGGCAGCAATAGGCGGCGCAATCCGTTATTCAGACGCAATATCCAATACATTAGATTCATGGTTAAGCGGGCAAAGTGAACCAATTGGTACAGGTATCCCCTCTGGTGAAGCAGGAGATTACGCATCTGACAAAACAGGTACAGGTATCCCTTCTGGTGAAGCAGGAGATTACGCATCTGACAAAACAGGTACAGGTATCCCTTCTGGTGAAGCAGGAGATTACGCAGCAACCAGCAGAAATAGAACCAACTCTTTCCCAGGTGAAGTAGGATATGATGAACCAGTCCCGGTGGTGGAACCTGATTCTCGACCTTTAAGAGTGCGGCCGGTGGACCGTGACGATCCTGAAATAGGGACAGGGACCGGCACTCAAGACGATGATGACGCTAGCCCAGTAGACATATCATCGGCATCTGGTGAGGCAGGTGACTATGATCCAACCATCTCTATACCATCCCAAGAATACACTGTGCAAAGAGGCGATAATCTAAGCACCCTCGCACAAAAGAATAATCTCAGTGTGCGCGAATTGCTTGCTGCTAATCCTCAAATAACAAATCCTGATCAACTCAGGACCGGAGAAACAATCAATATCCCTTCTGAAACCGGCAGTAGAACTTACGATCAGGGTGTTGGCTCTAGATCAGACACTCAAGCGGGACTACGCAGCGGTCGCTTTACAAACAGACAAGGATTTTAACAATGGCGTCACCCCCTAACTTCCCAAAATTTGGGCCAACTCCTACAGAGCGCGGCCTACCGCCGAGGCCGCGCACCACACAATCTACTGCTGCTGCACCAAGCGGTTCAGGAACTGGTCAGCTGTCTGCCAGAGTACAATCTCAATTAGAACTATTGCGTCAAGAGTTAGCCAAAAATGGGATCACTCCAGAAATACAAGCCCGCTTTCGCAAAGACAACCCTAATGAGTTCACTAGATCATCCGTAGATCCTGTTGCACCTTCTGAGCCCCCAAAGCAGGGTGCGACAGCTCCTACGCCTGCTCCTACACAGCTTGGTGAGCCACCAAAGCTGGATTTTGCTAAATTTGCAAATGATGAGCGAGCCCGTTTACAAGACAAAATTGAACAATTGAAAAAAGATCCCAAATATGCGTGGTTAACCCGTGGAGCAATTGGTCCTGATATCTTGCAAAAAGCATTCTCACAGGCTGGAACATCCACCAATTCAACAAGTCCAACAGCCGCCTCAGCAGGAGCGGCTTCCAGCAAACCTTGGGCCGCAGCGGACTGGGTACAACAAAAACCACAAGGATTCCAGCGGGATACAAAACTGGCACAAGCTCTTAGCCCGAAGCCAAAAGAACGGCCTTATCGCTTGAATATTGCAGGCGACAAGGTTCAATCAATGCAACTTCCGGGATATGGCCAAAGTATGCCAGCTGCGACCCAACCATCTACATTAAAGCCTACAGCGGCCCCAGTTGCAAAATCGGCTACAAGAGCCAAAAGGCAACCCAAGCAGTCGCCAGACGTTGCTCAAGTGACGACAACAAAAGTACCCAAATACAAATGAGATTAGCATCTCCTATTACTCGCTTCTCTGAACCAGAAAGCATTGTGGCTGAAAGCAGATTACTTCCATTTTTCAGTTCTTTGTCAACCTTGAATCAGGACAATGCAGAAAACCTTGTGTTTCTGTATCTTGTAAGCCTACAACTCCTGCGTGTAGAGTCAAGCACACAAAAGTTTGCACAGCAATATGCTAACAAAACATTACGCTATAGTAACTTTCGCACTTGGCATCCTGGTGCCCCTGATTTATATGACTTGTTGTATTTTGTATTGAACAAGGAACCACCTTCAATGGACGAACGTCTTGTCAAACGCTTCTTGAAGAATATACAAAACACAAATTTTGATCAAAAACAAGCATCTCAGATTCTGTATCAAATTGAAACTTCATTGCGCATCAAGACCCAAAACTATCGCAGTATTAGACGTATTGTTGCTGACTGGAATTCCCTCCATATTGACTTGGATGGCAAAAAACTGTGCGTTACCCGATTGCTCCAAGCATTACGATCTAGAGCAGCTCGTGGGGACATAGTCCATGAATTGGACAATCTAGCACACTCTCATAATTGGGAATTGAAAGATGTTTGTGATCCCGAAACTGGCGCAGGCTGCGTTGCTCCGCAAGTGGGTCAAGGCCCAGAAAAGAAAAAACTCAGCTTGTTGAAACAGCTTGCCATAACAGCAGGCATTGGTATAGGCGCATACTACCTTGGAAAGGCACTGGCAGGAGGGATCAAATGAAAATAAGTGAATTATTGCTCAAACCATTAACTGAAATGGCCACAGGCGGGAGTAGCTCAGCTGGCTCTATCGCATCAGTAACCAATCCTTTTGGTATTGTAATGAGACGCCCCAGTTTGTTTGGATATGTGCCAAACAAGCCAAAAAAGCGCAAAAAAAGTCGTAAACAATAAATACCCTTGCAATAATGCACTCTTAAGGAGACAAAACTATGGCCTATGGTCAAACCAACGTAAACGGCGGTTCTCGCGGTGGCGAGTTCCTCACCGGCAATCTAAATTTCTTCCAACTGGTAACTGTGATCCCCTGCTTTCCCACCAATGTCACAGCTCCTTTGGCTCAAGCACTGAAGGCTCGTAACTGGACCTCTTTGAGCGCCAGCCGCACCATCACCATTGTGGATGGCAATGGAGCAAGCCAAACCTACACCAGTGACGCTGCCTACAATGATGCTGGTGCAAAGCAAGCTAACCTCACAAAGCTGTTGAACACATTTGCCACTCGTGCCAACCCTGTGATCGTAGCTGTGAGCACTGCTGCTATTTCTGACGGTGCTGGTGCAACAGTGTTGACCAGTGGTGTAAATGCTGTGGACTTTGGTAGCGATTTCAATGGCGCACAAACAGGTTACTACATCAACCTGGCCACTGAGCGTAACCCAGCTTGGTTGTTGGACACAAGCACTGTAGAAAGCAACACAAATGGCTATCAGTTCCTGAATGCCATTGACGGTGTGATCACAACAGCTACTTCTGTTATCTCTGCAACAAGCTTTGTTGTTAGCGGCAGCAACGCCGCCCGCAACATTATCGGCAAGGTTCGCGAAGAACTCTAAACCTTATTGGTATAGACAGTGTACAAAAGGCGCAGAAATGCGCCTTTTGTCGTCTGTAATGTTCGCCGTATAAATATACGATATTTGTGTGAGAAACAAGATGAATACTCAACAACTTTTTGAAACCCACAAGGCCACAAAAACTGTTTTTCAAAGGAAAAATGGAGTATTGCGTGCTCTTAACATTCCTGTGGAAAAATTAGATGTTAACTCCAAACCTTTAAAACCCATGTTTCCTATAAGCAGTGACCGCAATGACCCCACTACATGAAAACAGCATTGCTGACGTTGTAAGAATATTAAGCAAGGCCAGTAGATTCAGCCCCAAACAGGTAAAACAAGCTGTTGATGACCTTCCAGCTGATCAACTGATAAATTTAGTCGCTAGTGTTGAAAAACAGAATATCAAACAAGCCTTACAACTATTGCAGTTCACAAACATGGGCAGCAAAAAAACGACGTTAGACGATGTACAAGACAAACTACATAGCTTGGAAAAAGATTCCAAACTAGGACAGCGTACAAGAATACGCCAAATTTTAAGTATTGTGGGATCGCTGAGCGATCAAGATTGGGAATTGACTTGGCCTACTCTTGATCCCAAAACCATGCAAGGACTGTATCATCATGTTTCCAATCAAAAAACAGAAAACGTTACAAAATCGCAAGCACAAACGATCCTCCATCACGCCAAGGAAGAATTCATGGAACAAGTAATTTACAAAGATCAAATTGTTGAGGTACGTGTTCCTCGTGGTCCCAATAACACTGTGGGTATTATTCTTGATCACAAGTTGACAATGGTGCCTCGAGCTGATTGTGGGCCACTAAATGAACAGGTTATGGGCATGACGCAAATGCCCAGTTTAGCCAGGATGCTGACTTTGGCAGGTGTAGACACATTGCCAGAAGCCTCAGATGGGATTCGTGAAGACAAGTTGCCTCTGGGCATGCGCGTGGTTGTGGAATTTGATCCTGAACAACCTATGGACAAAACGAGAGTTAAAATTTTGAATGTGGACGCAACAGTAACACTGGAAGGCCTCCGTTTGAGAATACAACGACAATTCCGTGATTTGAGTGCTGACTTAACAAGCGGAAGCCCTGACTATAAATTTGCAGGTGCCAATGCCAAGAGGTTAGCCAACAGTTTGGATACTATGCAAGCTGCCTTACAAGATCTTCAAATCATACGAACATCTCAAGGTGCTGGCAGCAATATTCCAGAGGTGCTAGAGAATGAAGATTATTGAACTGGGTGCCTGGCGAACGCCAGTCAGCAATGAAGAAAATCTTTTGATCAATAAAATAACTGGCAATCAAGGCTCAATAGCCAAAAGTTCTCTTTCGGATAGAGAAAAAGTAGTAGCAAAAAATCTTGTAGCCCGTGGAGTGTTGACACGAGTTAAACGGGATGATAAACTCTATTATAGCTTTGACGACCCAAGTGATCAATGGAGAATCTAGTATGACAGTTAGTAATGAAGACAAAGACGCAATGAGCCGTCTCTTGCAGATTATGAACGGAGAAAAAACTCCACAGAGTCCTCGCTCAGCGCGCAGTCCAGCCAGTTCTGCTCCCCTAGAACTGGCTGGTGCTGGGCAAGTTACTAGGGCAGATGTTGATGCTATGGCGCAAGTGTTGACGCGGCTAAACAATGTTGTAGGTCAAGTGTCAACAGATATCTTGTTGGAAAGTGACAACAATCCTGAGCTAGCACAAGCTCTTGTAACTGAAACAACCTATGCTGGTATCAAATCTCTCC